TATATAAATAGTCCTATCTTAGTGATGAGATGTTTATCCCACCACCTCTCTTAGGATTTGTTCTATTCCAGTTAGCAATTGCAAGTGATAGCACTGTATCATCGTGGAATCCTTGAGGGTGCGTATAACGTATCTTACCACTTGGTAGAACCTCATACTCAAATATCTCTAGCTCTTCTTGTAAGGTAGGGAATAGATTGAATGATGGTAACTCTAATGTAGTATCTTGAATGTCCCCCATAAGCCTTCTAATGATGTTCTCTTTGGTTTGATTAGTCTGAAACAATGGAGATGTTCTACTATACTTCTTCTTTATCATTTCAAACACAGGGTCACCCACACCATTGGTCTCTACAAGTAAATCTCTTACCTTATAGTGTCTACATATCTCAGCAACTTTATCTGCTATCTGAGAGTATTCTATACGATTATCTCTCCACATATAAAGCACTCTACCTAACTCATCAATAATTGTAAGTACTGAGTAGTCACCTTTGTTACCAATATCTAAACCAGCATAAACCTTTGATTGGTTTTGGTCAGGCCACACCTCGTTGATACATACCTTATCCAATCCTTGGAATACAGCACCTTCGTTGTCTTGCCATTCAGCTAAGAATTCTTGTTTGAATATCTTAGGTGGTAATGTTCTCTTCTGCTCTTCAATAAATTCTTTTGATACATAAGGACTATCCACCGAACTTCCGTGATACGATTTGTGATTAGTATGTGTTTGTGATTTACCTAACATAAAAACATCGTAGAACCAATTCTTTCTTTTAGGTGTGCCAGTAATGATACACTTCTTACCTGCTGCAGATAAAGTAGGTAGGATAGATTGTTTCCAAGCAATATCCTTACAGTCTTGTGCCTCATCTATAAACGCATAGTTGATAGATAGACCTCTGATGGTTTCGGGTCTCTCTGATGACTTAAAGTAAATTGTAGTTCCGTTGATTAGTTGTATGATAAAGTCTGCCTTGTTTGCTGACTTGACTAATCCTGCGGGTTGTAGTATCTGAAAGATTTGTTGGAATACTTTCGTTGCCTGGCTGTAAACAGGCGAAACCCAGAGTATCTTAGAATTATTATTGTTGATACCAAAGTACATAAGCAAGTTGATAGACATTAGCGTCTTGCCGAACTGCCGACCAACTACAACTGCATGATAGAACTCCGTACCTTTCAGCACAGAGTCTATAATCTCTTTTTGTTTCTTATGTGGTTTGAATCCCCGTATCTGCATCTTCTTTCCTTAGTTTCAATAAATTCTCAACTAACCAGAAGTTATTCTTATTGCCATCTGATACAAAGTGATACTCTTCACCACTTTCTTTTGTCTTAGGCCATAGGATTGCGCCTGTGTAGTCATCGAGTAGACACCCATCCTCTAATACTGTAAATCTCTTGTAAAGTTTCATAAATCTGTTCATCTATAAGCTTATAAGCCTTCTGGCTTACAAACCTTGTTTATTTTAGGGTTGTTACTAACTGCTTGTGTTAGAACACTAACAATATACAAAAAATATCTGATAAAGTCAAGCATTTAATTAAAATTGAGTATTTCTACTCATCATCAAAATCAAAATTAAGATTAATGTTTTGCTTAATCTCTTGTCTCTCAGTATGAAGACCAAGTAACTTATTCTTTTCCTTTACAATGTTGAGCTGAGAATTGAAGTCATAACCACTATCTCGTGCTTGTAAAAAGAGGTCATCTAACCTCAACACAGCCATCATAAGGTTCTCCTCAGTATTTTTACTGAAGTTCTCCTTAATCCGTTCCCATGCCTTTTTCCATACGTTCTGGCATTGTCTTGCAGTTATGTCATACTGAGACTTTCCATACTCAACCCACTTACCATTAGTAATGTTATCTTTTGCAATTTGGTTCATGCAATCCACAACCATAGCTTCATGCCTATCGTTTGTTTGTCCTGCCTTTCTACCCATACTTATCCTTTATCCATTTTGCTGCATTGGTTAAATTTATACCACCTCTAATATCATTTGGTATATCTTCATACGTAAGTTCTATACCCCAACTTTGTCTTACAAGTTTGGTAACTGATATAGCACCTTTGTTGATATTACCTGCAACAGTATTACCTTGCATTGATGTTCCTTTGAACCTTTTTCGTTCTATGTTTGCTAATCGACCATATGAGGTGTAGATTATCTTATCACTGTTTTCTATAAAAGACCACTTCTCATCATCTCCTAACCACTCTGAAATCCAATCAATACCATCATCATACCAATTAGGAGTGTTTTCTAATGTAAACTCATCTTCATCGAACTGCATCTTAGACAATGGTTGATTCTCAAAGATATAATCCCACAAGTCAGCACCACTATTATGAATTATCTGCTTGCTCGTTAGTTTTCCTTCTAGCACTTGTTTTCTTTTTAGTAGTTCTTTTTCTCTTAGGTTTCGGTGCCAGCATAGAAGACATATCAACCTTTACATTACTCTCGATTGGTAGTGGTTCTTCTACTTTGTGATGTTTCTCAAGATACATTGCTACCTTTGCATCAGTATCTCTATCCATACACGTACAATCTTTATGAGACCTTTTCTTTTTAGGTTTCATAAGTTCGTTGTAGAGTTTGTAAGTTACTACTCTATCAATCTTAGAACCTTTCTTCTTTAAAGCAAGGTATCTATCCATTAGTTCATTTAATTCTGATTTTTCCATATTTCTATTTTATAAATCAAGTTATCAATAAGGTATGCGGTCAAAGATGTTAGTGCAGCAAGTATGGGATTCTGAAAGTAGATAAGACCTACCCAAAAGCCAGTACACTTACTACATACAAATATCGGATACATCCAATCTGGTATCCTACCATCAAGTAACAAATGTTTTACTTTTTGAATAGGTTGAAACCAGTGACTCCACATATTACAAAGTATTGCTATACCTACTATCTCAATCATCTTTTCGTTTCTCTAAGTATTCTTTCAAACAAGGTTTACAAACCGCATTCATACCACGACCAGTAACATAATAGTCGTTAAAGTTCTTATCTCTATTACATTTCTTACACTTAATCATTCTGAAGTTCCTTTAAGTAATTTAGCACAACTTTCTTTATATATCGTTTGATTGGATTTCTAAACTTAATCTTTACAATCATCAAGTAAGTTAGATATCCTAACGTAAATGAGAGAGACAATCCCCCTACAATCATTAGTAATGTTTCCATAATTCTTTTACTTTATCAAATACTTCAGTTTTCACTGGTGTGACAGTTTCACTAATATATTTTCGGTTTATCTTATATTCTCGAGCAATTTCCGAAAAGGATTTACCCTGAAATATATGCTCTCTTGTAAGAGTCCGTTCATATATAGAATATAATTCAAGCTCTTTACTGATAAAGTCAAGGACTTCTTTACCCATATTTTCTACTATTTCATCATCAGTTGTGATGTAATCCTCGTATATAGGGCTAGTTTCTCTTGAAAATTTCTTATATCGGTAATAGAATGGTGATGTCTTAGAATTAAACTGAAGTTTAGCTGAAGACATTATCCAATGTTCAATCTTGCCTTTGTCTAATAAGTCTTTTTGATATTCACTTGGCTTTTCTAATAGATTGGTCACCAAGTCCACGAATAGGTCATCAGAATTTTGATGATTTCTCGTAATCGCTCTTACCTTTTGTTTGAGTCGATTATAGTTTTGTGTAAGATAATCGTTCATGTTCATTTGTTTTTCCTTTTATATAAATAGTGAAATAGATGAAGAAACACTAAATATAAAGCAAAAAAGAAACCCCTAGCCAAGATGAACAGTCAGAAGCTAAGGGTCTCAAACCAAAAGTATTTAGGAAAAACAAATGTTTAAAACAAATGTCCTATACTTTATAATATAAATAAAAAGTTATGGTGTTACAATCCGAAGTGAGATTTCTCTGCTTCGTAGTTTTGAAGAGCTTCGGTTGCTGTATGAGCCGCGGAGTAGACACGATATGAACCAAACTTTGCGTCTTGAATCCATCTATTAGAACGAAGGAAGTTACCATATAAAGATAAGTCCTCAGCACGATTTACATTACCAATAGCTGAACTATCGCCAGTTGCAACGGATGTACCATTTACAAATATAGTCAATGTATTAGTACTTCCATCATTTGCACAAGTTAACAAAATCCATTGGTTAGGATAAGTTGAAGGTGTATTCGCAAATGCCTCATCACCACCTGTATCTACAAGACCAAAGTTGACATCACCTTCATCTGCACCACCCATAGCAATTTCTATGAAGTTAGTACCATATGTACCACTACGATTGTGGATAATACCAACATAGCTATTATCACTAACACTTTGCATATTTACCCAACACTCAAGTGTGTATGAATAAGAACCACCGAAGTTTGAAAGTCTATATCCACTATCTATATGCTTTGTCCAATCGGTATTTGATGATACATACCACCAACTATTTGTGCCATCCCAAGAAAGACCACTATTAGTAGCATTTCTACTATTACCACTACTATCAGCAAGTGCTGATGATTCAGTTCCACCTGCTCCAACTACATCTAACCATTGTTCCAAGTTTGTAGTAACAATCTCACCTCCGGCTGCTGCTGCATAAAATCCTACTGGTGTAAACATATCTTATCCTTTTTTCTTGAACCTATCGTATATTCTCAACGTATTCAATGTTAAACCTGTTAACAATACTAATATCGTAATCTCTGCTTGAAACTGCATCAAGTATGCGAATAACCCACTTAGGGTTGCTGTATTTGCGATGTGGTCTTTAGTATCCATATTATACCCTTTTAATCAATCTTATTCTTGCTTCATTCGCAGCAATACCGGCACTATCTGACCAAGTTCCATCATTAAAAGATAACATCTGACCTTTTGCATTATTGGTTGCTGAAGTAGATGAGAAGTAACGACCACCATCACCACTTGTATAGGTATATTTAATTACCTGACTATCATACACCTCTTGCAATTCATTTTTAGCAGGCACATACCAACCAGTAGTTCCTTCATACAACGAACCAGTAACGTATAACTCTTCGTATGGGTCATACCCTACTTCATACATACATTCACCACTCACGATACTTGAAGCGTTATATAGTGTTAGCATATTAGCAAATCCATCAGTAAGAGAGTCTGCATCTACACCACAACCACCTTGATTTACCCATGAATAAAGGTAAGGTGATGATACACCAATTGTTAAATCATTTTTAGCAACCACCATTGCACTTCCACCACCAAAAGACTTATAAACTATACCAAACCCAAGGTCTTGTCCTACTTCAAATCCGTTTATTAGAGCATTAGCTCCCAACATTGTTCTTTCTACCGCGGCACCACCAACATTGGGTGTCGCTGGTATAGGTGTATTTCCTTTGTAAAACGTAGCCATAAATTATCCTTTATTATGAGAAGTCAGCAAGTGCAGCAGCGTATAGTGAACTACCATCTGAAACTGCAGTAATCACATCAGTATTAGCTGATAGTGTTGGTTCAGTTCCACCTGCGAACTTCCAAACAGTTCCATATCCACTAATGTTAGCACCATTCGTTACAATCAATGTATAAGTAGTACCACTCTTCAAGTTTGTTGGATTAGCCAAGAACGTAGCACTTGAGGCGTTTAATGTAGCGAAGTTACCATTATCAAAGTCAATTGATGATGTATTACTCGCAATACCAGCCGCAAATGTAGGTGAGTTTACTTGTCCTTGTACTGTAAGATTACCTTGTACATCTAAATCGTTATACCATACGTTAGTATTACCATCAGATACAATGTAATACGTACTATCGTTTATATTACCACTACCACTTAATGCTGTATATTGGTTTTGTGTAAGTGTTACAATATGTTCTATAGCAGCAGAACTACTTGCGATTGCTGGATGAACATTGTCAATCAACGAACCAGTAGCAGATGCCGAAACGGCAACTTTGATTAGACTTGCGTCAAGTGTAATGGTTGATGTACCATCGAATTTGAATCTATTACCAATGTTGATTTCTGCAGCAGCAGTTACCGATGAACCACTACCTATTGCGATACCACCAGCAGCACCTGTTGCTTTTACACCTTGACCGAGTGTTACTGCTTTCGGAGAAGTAGAGATATCTGCATCTTGACCAAGTGCAACAGCACCTTGTGATGAGCCATCTATCGATGTATCAGTACCCATAGCAATCGCCTGATTAGATGATACGTTTACATCACCACCAACAGCGATACTTGCATCATTGTTTGCTCTTGCGTTGTAACCACCAGCGAAACCATATGAGTTACCCATAATCGCACCAGCACCAATAGCAACTGAGTTACCTGATGACCTAGCACTCTGACCGATTGCGACAGCACTTGCTTGTTGGGCTTGTGCACCTTCACCAATACCAATAGAATAATCACCTGCGGTAGTTACCGAACGACCAATAAGGACATTACCACCAGTACCAGTGTTTGTAAGGTTGTGGCCAATCGCTGTTGAGTAACCACCTGTGTTGTTGATATCCTTACCAATGTTGATGGTTTGGTCACCTGCTGCAAATGTGTTACTATCATCAAGTGAGATATGTAGAGAAGCAGTACCTGAAACCTTTGCTGCGTTACCAATAGCAATAGATTGTGGACCATTTGCTACTGCTGCGGTGGTTGTAAGTGATGCAGCAGTTTTAATACTATCAGTTCCACTATTACCAGTCTCAAGTCCTCCACCACCACCTGCTGCGTTCAATGCAAATGATGCGGTCAATGCACTCGTAGCAAATGACGCAGTTCCATCTAAGTCACCTTGGAAACCACTTGCGGTTAGAGGTGCTGACATACTAACTGATGTTCCAGTATCAGTAATACTTGAGTCAGCTAAGTGGTGACCACCTGTACCCTTTTGGATTACATTACTCAACGGATAAGGGAATGTTCCTAAATCAGTTCCTTCTGGTCCGAATAGAAGAACACCACCCTCGTGAGTAGGGCCATTGGTAAACTCGTATTTCCAATCGTTTGTACTACCATCCCATACCAAAGACGCAGTTACATTAGTAGAACCACTATCTTGAACCTTGATACCACCATATCTTTGTGAAGGTGTATCGTTATTTAGTATCAAGAATGCATCACCGATAATCTTAGCAGAACCAGTTACTGATTGAATATAAGCAAATGAACCAGTTCCATTTACTGTAATGTTATTAAAGGTCTGAGTACCTGTAAATGTATTGTTTTGACCTACTTGAGCAAAAGCACTTGAATCTAAGCTATCTAACAACTCAGCATTACTAGCATAAGATGCTGATGTAGCCGTAGTTGCTGAAGTAGCATTATCTGCATTTACAGCATGTGAAGCTGATAGAGCCAATGTTGCTGAAGTAGCATTAGCTACATTATTTACTGTTAATGGGAATGTACTACCATCTCCTTTAGTAAATGTTAAAGTAGCATCTGTAACACTACCTGTAACCATAAAACTACCTGTTGGGGTAGGTGTTACATTTAATGCGAATGATGCAGTTGTAGCATATGATGCAGTTCCGTATGCTTGTGCAAGGTCAATTTGTGATGACCCACTCACCAATCCAGCAGGTTTACCAGTAATCAAAGTCCACTCAGCAGAACCCGAACCTGCTTCCAAAGCATTGATTTGAGTTTGTAGGTCTGCTACGGATGCAGATGTAGATGTTGCAGTTGATGAGGTGTATGCTGTAAATGTTGGATTGGTAACATAGTCCAAAGTATCGACTAAACTACCAGTCCCATCTACGAGAGCAGAACCAGATACTTGAACTAACTGTTCATACGTATCTTTTATTTTTTGTGATGTAAGATTATAATTTGCCATCGTGTGTCCCTATTATTGTGGTAAGTATTTGTATCTACTATCAGTTACCTTTATACCCAACTCATCAGCTAATGATGAGTATTTATCTCTTCTCGTAACAAATGGTGTCTTAAACTGAGATGTTTGGTCTGGAAAGATTTCCATTCCATTTTCAGTTCCAAACTCAGGAAACTTAGTAGAGTTGTCAATTAACCAACCTACTAATCTCTCACTATACCACTCTGCTTTGTTTTCTACTGAGGTTCTCTTCTTATCATAAAGTGCAACATCAGCAGCATTTGCTTCTGCACCACCTTGTGGTACAAGTAGACCATTGTTTCTTGGTCTTAAATAAATTGCTTCAAGAGCTTCGTAGTATGCCCAATACAACAATGCATCTTGTATATACTCCATAAGTGTTAGGTAATCACCTGTAACTTGAGAGTTGTTTACCTTAGTAATCATACTTTGGTAAAGTTCATAACCCAACATTCTCTGAATGTTAATGTCTTGTGCTTCTCTTACTGCGTTCTTCAGTAAGTCTGCGTCAAGTGCATTATTTAAGTCAGAGAAGTTCTTGAGTTTATTTTCTGATATGAACAAAGTTGTTGTCATTCTACTACTCCTTCTGCTTTAGTTTCTAATATTTTATCTTCACCTGCTTCTGCTTCAACTGAGGTTACTACATCAATCTCTTCAGTACCATCATTAAATAGTTTAGTCTGCTCTACACCTAATGTAGTTTCGATACCATTTACTTTGAAGATAGCCTCAAAGGTCTTTAGAATGTCTGACTGCATTGGGTAGATAACTGTGGTCAAGAAGTGAGAGTAAGCGTCTAAGAGTTCTTCTCTACCACCTAACTGACCTGCTGTTTTGATACCAACTAACATAGGGGATGTAATTCTATGTCCTGTAAGTATCTTTTGTGTTACCATATCATTTACAGTTGTATAATAACCATCAGCACCATTCTGAGGTATAGGTACAATCTCTGGCATTTGGTCTCTATTTGCTACATCCATATACATTAGAGAACCTGCGTTATCAGTACCACTATATGCACCACGTAACATTCTTTCGATTTCTTCTCGTTCTTCAACATCAGCATCGGTGAATGTTGTGATTGCAAGTGAAGGAGCTAGACCATTCTTGAGGTTGTTTGTATGGAAATTATCCACCTCAGTATCTAACTCAATAGTTTTTAATGAACCCACATAATCTGGTAGTGGGTAGTAATCCAAACCACTTGTGTAGGGTTTGAAATAAATAAGTTGTGATGGTGATGTTCTATCTACTCTATTAAACTTAGGTAGATATGGGATATCTGATTTGTTTGGTAAGAACCCTTTCATCTTACCGAAGTCTTTCCATACATAATAGCCAGGAACATTTCCTCTATCATCCATCTTCTTGGCTCTAATGTATGAGTAGTCAATGTGGTATACTTCAGCAATCTTGGTTCTATCGTTAGACCAAATCACTTCCAAAGCAAATCCACCATATAGAACTCTATCTAAAGCAACTTTGTTAAAGATATCATTCCAAGACTCACCCTCTTTGTTTGCGTATTCTAAGATACTTTCATCAATGCCTGTAAGACCTTGACCTACGACTGCTTGGTGTTTTGAGTTTATAGCAGTTGAATGAACTGATGACCTATGGTATAAATCAATCAATAATTGTGGGAACTTGTTGTCAGTCCCAAAATAAACAATATCACCCTTATCATTCTCAAAGTCCGGCCCTGCTGGGTATGGAATTTCTGAGTACTTAGGGATTATACTAAACTTTTGTTTGTTCTTTTTTTCCATATTATCATCCTTCATACACTACAAATGCTCCATTCTCATTAGCCGAGGAATATAAAACCCTTCCTATACTCTCTGAGACAAACGCAGTTGTTGTCGTATCATTTAAGTATTGTCCTGGTACAGTACCAACTGACCAAACAACATCCGAAGTAGAATATACTTCTTCTGACGTTCCCCAAATTTGTTCACTTATAGAACCAATCTTCTGAAGAACTAAATCATAACTACCACCCCTGAGGTCTATATCGGTTGGTAGGGTAACACTTGATTTAATCCATCCGTTACCATATGGCGTTACTTGAAGTTGAACTGATGATGTTGCTTCCGTAAATCTATCAGTAAATACCAATCTCACCTCTTCACCACTACTAAATGATTGGGAAGGGATGAGTGAAATATCATTAGATGAGGAAGCGTATAAATAAACCATAGTTCTCCTTGATAAGTAATAAGAGAGGGACACGAAGTCCCTCCCCTATACTATAATATAATTATTATCCTACTGCGATACCCGTAAGTATCCCTGCAAGATTTGAACCCGAAAGTTCACTTGCTGGTTCTGGTTCCTGTCCAGTAAACGTCAATGTATAACCATTGAGGTCACCGAAAGCAGTACCTGTTTGACCTTGCCCAGCACTCAGAGACAATCCTCTCTCTTGACCAAGTAGGAAGAAGTTACCAACACCATCTGAAGAACCATTGTTTGTTTCAACAATCATTTTCAAGTCTGGATTTTTGGCAAGTACTCTAACTTGGTTACGAGTAGTAGACTGCAACTTGTGGAACGGAGCGTTCACAGTTTGTTCGTAGAAAATAGTACCATTCTCTACATTAGCATTAATAGCTTCAGTAAAGTCACCAGTTTGACGCGTTAGCTCAAACTTGAAGAATGTACCTGAACCACTAATGGCATCTAACAAACCTGTTGCACCACCTGTCGAACTAATAGAACCAGACAAGATGTAGATGTTCTTTAGACCGCCGGTGTTATCTCTACAACCTAGCGTAAATCCTGAAGTAATATCACAACTCATAATCTTATCCTTTTCTTTTTATTATTCAACAAATGTTATGCTTGGTCATTCGATACCCAGAATTCTGGATATGCGACATTGACTCCGAGCTTAGTCACAACGCGGTGCTTCAATTGGTCACCATTAATATCGTACCACAACTGAAATTGACTGAAGTCAGACAACAAATCAGTACCTACAACGATGTGCTTAGCAGGACCCATAACCATACGGTTAGAACCATTAAGACCACTTGTACCTACAACTTTTACGTTAGCGAATGGGTGAGCCATCTCAAGGATAGAACCACGATTCTCTACTGAAGCAGGGTCAAAGTAATAATTGTTTTCGTTTCTCAACCAAGTAATGTACTTACGGAAGTTAGCGATTGACATAAATACAGTCAAATCTTCTCTATCTTGTACATCATCTGACAAGTTTTCTAACATTGTATCAATGCTATCACCGATGTCAGTTGAAGTTGGTGCTGAACCAGTAATCGAGTTAGGTACAACTACACCTGCAGTTGAACCAGACAAGATAACGTTAAGACCATCAACACAATCGCCAGCTGCAGTTGTTGCAGTCCATAGGAATGTGTCGTTTGCTTTTTGGAAACCTTTTACGATTTGGTCAGAGTATTCTTGAACCAAAGTGAAAGACTCGTTGTATGAACCAGCTGGTTGCATTACACCTAAGTACTTAGTATCTAAGTCACGAAGACAAAGACCATCGTGAGATGAACGTTGACATACTTCGATATCACGTTGAGTCATAGAAGCAGTACCTGCTGCGTTAGTAACACAACCACGACCATCAACGATGTCAAGGTCTACTTCAAATAAATTAATAGGTTCTTTGTATTTTACGCCTTCTTTTACAGTTGCGTATTCAATGGTAGAACCACCCATAATAGCTTTAACAATCAACTCGCCTGCGGTCTCATTGTTAAATGCGTCTAATGTTGCTACATCAAATGCCATAGTATTATCCTTTTCTTGTTTTGCGAGCAATCAATCTTTCGATTTCAGAAGAGTTTTTATAGTTTTCTTCTTTGCCCTTTTTACTAAATGAACTAGCGATAGTTTTTTCTGATGCCGGAGCTGAAGAGAAAGATGCGTACTTGTCTTCAAGTGACTTCATTCTTTCTTCCATATCTTTTGTCATTTCTTCTACCACTTCCTTTACTGCCTCTGCTACTGCAGCGACAACTTCCTCATCAATAGCAGCTTCAACTGCGTCTGAAACTTCTTCTGCTACCTCTTCGGTTACTGCTTCAGCGATTGCTTCCACAGGCTCTTCCATCTTCTCTTCTTCATCGTGTTCTTCCAAAGATTCTTCTTCGTCCTCGTGTTCTGCTAAATCTTCTGAAATAACTTCTTCTTCAAGAGTTTCTTCAGTTTCTTTAATAGCTTCGATTAGACCATCCTTGGTTACGATTGTGATACCACCTTCTAACATATGCTCACCATCTGGTGCTGCAACGTTACCATCAGCAGTAACTACGAAGATTGCCAAACCTTGTGCTAGTTCATCACCCTCATATGAAAGGGTAAGTTCACCATCAGCTGTTTTGATTTCACCGAAAGATTGCTCAGTTGCTTCAACTAAGTTGAAATGCTTTTTAACGAGCTCTTTGATTGTATTATTCATAAATCAATCCTTCTAATTATTTAACAATCTGAAATGTAACGAACCCACAATATCATACTCCTCCGCAGAGGTGGGTATCTACATTATAGCATTTCGTATACCTTCTTACTATATAATATATGTTTACACTAAAAGTGATACTTATTTACTCTGGTTATTGATTAACATATCTATAAAGTATCCTTCTACTGAGAAGCCTTTTACTTTACCACTCTTAACATACTCTTCCCAAACTTCTTTGTTCTTGATTTTCATAGCAACCATCCAAGTTCCCTTTGGGTATTTTTCACCAGTATAAATTGTAGACTTATCCTTATCAGAATCTTTTACAATCCAAGACTCTACTACATAGACATCTTTTAGTGGTTCATATCCATTATGTTCGATGTTAGCAGAGTCAGTATACTTTCTTTGCATATACTTGTATGCAATCTTCTCAATTGTATCCTCACTAAAATATACATAATATTCCCCGTTATCATCCATACGATAAATCATCTGATTGGGAATCATTGCAGGTCCGATTACGATTTGTTGGTCTGCAAAATCTTGTTTAGATAGATTAATACCCAATGCTCCAATCACATCAGTCAATGGTGTTTGTGGGTCTCTTGGTTTGATGAGGTCTGCTGTTGAACCTACTGACATTGTAGTGTCTACCCATCTACCATTTTGTAAAGAAAACTTTACTTCTTCCCAAATGTGTCTACAATTGTTTCCACCTCGGTAAAGGAATAGATTGTATGGAGCGTTACCGCCAGGTCCTAACTCTCTATTAACTCCACTCAGAGATGCATTGTTGATTGCTTCCTTAGTGTATACATTATCTCTACGTGCCATCATAGCTTTACAAAACTCACGAGATTTCCCACTCTTATTCGATGGTGCACGAGGATTGTCAGTATAACGATATCTAATCTTTGTAGTCGGTGTGTCTAAAAAAGAAACGGAGTCACCTACGTTTCTCTTTTGCTTTCCACCTGTAATACCAGCGAAGGTATCTTGGGAAAAGTTTACATCTATTGCTACTGAATCTAAGTAATCCATAATAGCTTCAATCTCTGATTCCTCTAATGAGTTACCATCAACCATACGAGACTTCATCCACTCATCGTGAGCTTCTTGTAGCATTTCATCATACTCTGGGTCGTGAGTCTCACAAGGCATATACACTGTAAGTTCTCCTACTTGATGTTCGTGGTATGTTTTTCCACAACCTGCGATTTCTGCTACTTCTTCTGCTTCTTCTTTGGTTGAGTATACTGGTAGACCATCTATGTATCCTAAGAAATCAAATAGTTCTTCAATGTATTTTTCTACTTGTAGATTTACCTCATCAAATCTATCTCTCCAATCAGCATAACAAATAGCAAGTGCTTGGTCTTGGTCGTATCCTTCTCCTTGTAGAACTGGCACACATCTTCCAATGTACTCTGCTTCACTTTCTCCTGCTCTTGGGTCTACGAACCCTTCTGGCTTTTTAATCTTTCTTAGATTACGTGTGTATTGTCCTACGACTTTACCACCACGAGTTCTGATAAGTGCTACTGGTTCTTCTTCGGTTGCGGTAAGTGTTACATCAGTATTAGGAACTTGAACTTCTCCTTGTATTCTCAAGTCAACGATTTGTCCTCTACCTCTATCTGCGTCATCACCTCTACCAGCAAATGTCCACGATACATAATCACCAACACTAAATCCACCTGCGTTCTCAACAAAGTTTAGGTCTGACATAGTGACACCTACTCTTTGTAGGAAATCATCTAAATCATATTTAACACCTTGTATTGCAAAGTCTTTGATAGTATCAATAACCATCTCTTTACGATTATCAATGTCTTCTACTTTGATGAGCAGTTCAACAATACCATCGACCATTTCTTTGTCGTTGTTGTCTTCAAGTTTTACAATCAACGAGCCACTTGGTTCGTTTATGTAAGGTCCAAGACCACTTACATCTAAATCACCTTCGAATAGATTTAGTTCTTTTAGTTTTGATTCTGCCCATCGTTTAGCAGATAAGCCACCCCAAAGGAGATAACTGATAGTACCACAAGCTTGAGTGTCAGACTCATCATAATTTACCTCTGCTCTTGATAGATATGAATACATACGTTTAATGGTCTCAACCGATACTGGCTCTTTTTGTGCGAGTTGTTGTGCCCGTACTTTACCCACTTGGGTTGCACACTTGTTGTTAACCTTCTCATTTAGTTCAATACCTCTCTTTGCGTTATTACTAACACTATCAGGGTAATCACTATAACTTTCAAATGCGTGTGGATTCACTTTATTAAAATACATAAAGTCTGCTTCAATTGCTGGTTCTTCTACCAATGCAATAGCATCAACACCTGAGAAGTCATCCATCTCATCAATATCAAGTCTTACAATTCTTACTGATTTACTATCCATATTCTTTCCTCTTCTATATAATATAAGTCATCACCAAATGTGACTACCCTGGTCCGAGAGTTCTTCTTCTATTTAATCTTGCTTCTGCTTCTCTACCATCTTCCACATCTTGTCCAATTACGTATGCTCTCACGGGAGTAGTTGGTGTATCGAACTGAGGTGTAAGTTGTGTATTTGCTGCTTGTTGTCCAATAGGAGTGAAACCACCACCTGATAATGGAATGGTCGAACCACCACCTCCACTACCACCGGCACTTGGAGAACTACCGGCACCACCGAACTGAGCACTTCTAATATCAGCAATGGATTTCTTTGATTTAATTGCGATAGCACTTACTAAAGCAATACCAATAGCAGTACCTAAACCTGGCAGAACTGCGTTATATTTTTGTGCTTGCGCAAAAGCTTCAAAAGCAGACTGTGTACCTGTTGTCACTACTTGAGCAATTTTGTATTTCTTTGCTTTCTCGAATCCTTCTTCGTTTGACTCATCTAATCCACCTTGTAGGTCTGATATAAAACTATTAGCAGTACTAGCAAGTTCTTTAGTAGTTTGGAATGCATTACTTTCTACAAATTGTTGAGTAGCATAAGATGCAAGTTCTGCGTACGCCTGAAGATTAGATATAGATTGTTTTGTTTGGTCCTCTTGTGCTCTTCTAGCCATCTCACCAGTTAACTTGATTCGTGAATCAAAGTCCTTCATTATCTTGTCGTTGGCTTCGGTAATCTGCTTTGTAAGTGTCTCACCTAAGAACTCCGCGTTCTCCTTGATGATGTCGTTTCTTACCTTGAGAACATTACGATAGAAGGTCTTAAACTCTTCGTATTCTTTCTCACGGTCTTTTTGTCTTTGCTCTAATTGTTTCTTTCTTCTATCTTCTTCTTCTTTAGCAATCTTCTCTCTCTCATCAGACTCAAGTTTAGTAAGTTCAGTTCTCAACAAGATACGATTTGCGATTGCATCACTAAGCTCTTGTCTTCCCTTCTCTATCTCTTCCTCGGTTTTTGCTGCGTCTTTACGGAGTTTTGCTTGTTCTATAAGTGTATCAGCAAGTTCAATCTCTCTCTTCTTTAGTTCAATAGCAGATTCACCCCTTGCCTTAGCAAGTCTGAGTGAGAACTCTTGTCCTTTTGCATATGCTTCGTTTTGTGCTAAGAGAGCATCGGTGTTATCTTCTACATCTTTTGTATTTGTCTTCAATGCTTTTGATAAAGCGTATATACCTGTTACTACTGCTGCAATAACAGTAACCAATAGGAAGATAGGGTTTGCGTTCAATACTGCGTTGTAGATTCTCTGAGCGACTGTCAATGCTTTAGTAGCAACTGATGATGCTTTCTCTGCTACTGTTCTTGCAATAATCCTAGCAGCCAGTAAACCTTCTGATACTCCACGTGCACCAATAGCAATAGCAATTGCACCTTGTACTTTTTCTTCTATCTGACCAATACGTTCTGACTCTACACCAAACAGTTGTAATGAACCAGCAGTTACGGCAACAGCACCGGCAATACCCTCGAATCCTTTTGCGAATGCCTCAGTCCTTTGAGTCGCATCCAATCCTTCGAATGACTTCTCTATATCCTTTATCTCACCACTTGCTTTAGCAGCTTGCTTAGATAAGTCGTTGAATGCCTTTGACCCAACCTCTACTTGTTCGAGTTCTTCGTTGATTGATGTTAACTCATCTCTAAGACCTTTTAGCGTCTTGGATGAATTACCACTGTCAACTTCTACATCAAATGTCACTTTACTCATAATCGTTCCCTCATTGAAACCTATCGTTTACTCATTTATCTAAAAATACTTCCCAAAAACTGACCAACTGTGCCCCCTAACTTATATAGATAAGCAGTAGTGTTCTCCAAGGGAAATAAGTATCCTGTCTTTTTCACACTCCTAAGCCTTTTGTTGTATAATATGCCAAGACCCAGTAATAGGTGCGTATACCATAAGTCCTTCAAATGCTCTTATCATAGTAAAAAACCCACCAGTTGCTCCATCTAATGTATCAGTAGATTGTGCACTTATTTTAATCTTATCATTAGCATTTACAGTATTATCACAAATAAATCTAATCATTCTCTTATAACCTTGTGAACCTCTCAAACCTACATTCGCAGGGTCTGCCTCTGGTAAATAAACAGTACCTGTACCATTAGAACCACTAATACTATTCCAAGATAAATAGTAGATGTGGTCGTGTGCATATTCAGAACCTGTTAGATGTATGATAGCATCCTTATATACTTCTATTGGTGTATTATCAGCAAAGACTGCACCAATGGTCTGATGTGAACCCATATATGCTCTACCACTAAAGTCATCACCACCTAAGTTCTCTCTACTCTCAATATCTCTATTAGGATTGATAACCACAGTGTTTATCATATCAGTAACAGTTTTAGTAGTAGTATCAAAGTTACCAATAACTATATTAGAGTTACCACCACTTACGCTAAGGTCTTGACCAATAGCAACTGACTTGTTAGAGTTTAGTATTTGAGTATCATCACCGGCAAGTATCACAGCATCTTCAGCATTGTTCATAGATGTGTTGTTAGAAGCAATAATAGTAGCGTTAGAACCACTAACTTTGTTTGTGTTACCACCTATGATAGTTGCAAATTGTGCGTCCTCGTATACAATAGCATTTGTCGTATTGAGAAGAGTTGTGTATTCTGCTCTATCCTCAATCAAGTTATTATCACCAACATTCAGAGTTGACTTAGCTTCTTGACCGATTGTAAGTTTTGAACCAATAGCAAATACTCTATCTACATCCTTCTTGAACGAACCACTTGTTACTGAACCTACTGCGAAACCTACACTTGGGTCAAAGTCGTTAGAACCATCTACAGTGTTCTTACCTTCAGTCTGAAGAGTTAGATTAGCATTATCTTTCCATAAACCTTGATTTGATACTCCAACAAATCCATCTCTTCTTGCAATATTGCCTAAGAAAGAACCTGTGGTGTATGTAGTGCCTGTATCAATATCAGTATAAGTTATTTGACCTCCGTATGTATTAAAGTCAGTAGCAGTCACGATTACATCTACTCCTAAATCGTTTGTTACTCTATGTCTCTTGAATTTAAACTTAGATACAGATGCTTTTAATAACTCTACTTGAACTGATGCTCTCTTAGAAATGTTAAACCCACTAATCTTGTTGATACGATAATATGCATCTTTGATAAATATTTTATCATTCAGTTTTATAGAGGCAAGTTCATATGGCTCAAAGTAAATGTTACAAGTTAATAATCTTGCATCATCATCATACAACTCGTTAATGTATCTACCCCAATACTGATTGAAGAGACCATTAATGGTTTTACCTTCTTGATAGTTTTGGTGGAATGGATACCAAGTGTTTGTATTATAGTGTAGACCTAATGTGTCAGCGGTAGCAGGTAATGAGTTAAGTATAGAAAGCGTTGAGTATTCGGTAATGGGTGCTGAACCTGCAGAATCATCTTTTACATAAATCTTACCACCTACTGCATCGGTAGTTGGTCTTTCGTTAAGTCTATATAAGATTCTTGGTTTGAATTGGAAAGTTGATTTCTCACCATCTCCAGCCTTGTAAAGTTGAGGTATGATGAGGTTACCCCCACCAGCAACACCCTTAGTTGGTGTAGCTGCAAAGAACGACCCAATCTTTCTCTCTCCTTGAGCAACATCGGTATCCGCAGTATAAGTATGCGTTCCATAGGTCTCATCTCTCCTAAAGTTGGTTAGTGAGTATTGGTTCAACGGGTCTTCATCAGATTCTAATGAGTATTTTAACTCACGAGGTTGGTCTTGTATTGGGTGTTTAATACTAATCTTAGTAGCCTCATCAAACTTCAATGTCCAATCTTTTACCTCACCTGCGTCTCTCCAAGTATCAAATGGTTCAATAATGAGAGTTTTTCTTTCACCACTCTTTGGTTCTACTACAAGATTAAACATCTCAATGACACCTTTTAGGAAATCAATAGATTTTGCTTGTTGGTCAAACTGCTGAGATAGATTTACATTACCACCTACAACAGTTGTAGGAGCATAGATAGTAGAGAATGCTTGTGATGTTAGTGTAAGGTCAGGCGTTGTACCTGTTGATAACATAGTGTATCTATGGTATACCTCAACAGTATCACCAGCAGTTAGTGTAAGACCTGGCGTAATAAAAGTAATCTGACCTTGTGTTGACCCAACTAAATCATAGAACTGAGCAAACTGAGTAGAACCATTGATACGGATTTGTATGTTGTATTCTTTACGAGTAGGACTCCCAGTACCATCAGGCGCTGAAATACCACCATCAATCTTGAATGCGTATTGTCCATCAGTACGGATTACATATGTTGAGGTTACTGGGTCATATCCACCAGCAGGGTCGTATTGTTCTTGTGGGTAGAATTGTTTAACAAGGGCAGGTGATGGTGTGATGTTCTGAGAACTTGTTATATTGACAAAGAAACCACTATCTTGGTAACCTTGAGTCTCAATACCCAACTTATCACTTGGAGTCGTTAGAACGTAAGTGTTTTGGAAATCAGCACTGTTAAAGAACGATGAAGAATATTCATAGCCTACCGAACTAAAGATTTTGTCAATGATTGTTTTAGTTCTGATTGCTGGTTTGAATTGAATAGGTTTCAATGGAGTACTACTATTATCCATCTTACCTACTTGACCACCTAACTCTACGACAGGTATTGTGTTATCAGTTTTATCAGTGCCATAATCGACCAAAGGATAGAAAACATCGCCATTAAAAAACGAAGAGGTTTCAAATGAACTAGTGATGTTAGCCATCGAGTAAATGTGGTCGTAATCCGAGAAGTCCAAGTCACGAATGTATTGGTCTTGGATATCAGTTTGGAAATCAATCGTTTCATTGACAACAGTAACTTTATATACATTATCTCTTTCTCCATCACTTACTACTTCATCAAGAATTAGATTACCCTTGTAAACAGCGTTACCACCTTGTAGGACTTGACACTCTACGGAGTTCTTAAAACCTACTACAACCGCTGCATTGATGTTATATGCAGCTTTAAAGAACTTATCGTTGGTAGTAGATGATGGTAAGTCGAATTGCTGAGAGGCAACACCAAATACACTTCCTATCGCAGTATTTTCCACAGCAGATAAGTCTACTCTAAATGAGATGTCAGAGGGAGCGTCTAAATCATAAGTGACACCATCGTATTTTACTCTTAGGATAAGGTTGTTCATATTATCTACTTCTTCTTGGGTTAGCCATCTTATAATCTACACTCAATGTGTAAAGTTTCTGACTACGAGGGTTCGTTTTGTATTGGAAGGTTGAGTTACTTATTACGATTGGTAAGAAGTCACTACCCTCTTGTATAAAGACATTGGGTGACTCTACCAACTCTCTCAACCAATCTGCTTGTGCCTGAGTAAGGTAATTTGATTCTGCTCTTCGTGTCTCTTCATATGAGATAGAATAGATTTTACTACCTCTTCTTGATTTATTGTAAGGTACTGATGCCCCACCTGCTGAGTAGTTGATGAAGGTTTGTTCATAAGTCTCTCTTGTAATATTGTCTTGTTTAGTATCAGCTAAATCAAATGAGTAGTAGTCATAACCACCGAGTTCGTTTAGGAATACAAACCTTGTACCTGAGTAACCACATTCACCAGTTGATTTGGTAAATCTTTTTTGTGCGTAGATTGCATCACCATCTTCCAAACCATCATCTGCTTGACCAGTGACTGTTATTTCGTAATATGCCCAAGTCGATGGGATAGAGATACCACCATCTACAAAGTTTTGTGGCCCTGTTGCAATGTGTATCAATCTTGTACCATTGGTTTGGGTATTGTATACATCTGCCCATAAGTCGGTTGTAGCAGTTCTTGGCCCTCCGTTGGTTGAGGCATCATCTATATTATGCCACTCGTTGTTTTGGATTTGTGAACCTGCTGAGTTATACCACGTTAGTTTGATATAGTAAATATCTTGTGCGTTAGTATTACTATTATCAAAGTTACCATTGATAAAGGATAGAGTAGCGTATTCATCCTCTTTGATAGATTGTGTTAGAGGTGAGTTAGTCAATCCGTGTTGTAAACTAAAGGTATCATCAGCATTTGCTATTGAAGAAGTATAGTAAGATGACGAGTCAAAGTTTCTAATAGCACTGTCTCGTTCTACTACCCCATCAAGTACATAAACACCACTACCACTAATACCATTGTATCTTGCTACTGAAGATGTTGTAGATGTCCCATACTCTTCATAGAATACAGTAGATATCTCTTTAGCGCTATTGGTAGATGTTTGTACATTCGGTGTATTGAATGGTACATCATACGATAAGAAATCACTTGCAACTTGACCTAAATCAAATACTGCTCTATCGTTTGGATTCGGTTGTTGTTTGAATGTGTATGTATCCGTAGCATCACTAACTTCCATCACAAACTGAAATTGTGGATTGTT